CAGACACTGCCGCACGCGCATGTCGTTGAGCCACCAGACGACCTCCCGGGCGGAGGCCGCTCAAAGGATGACAAAGACAGCTCTAATGGAGACCAGTCCGGGGGTGGAAAAAAGAAGGGCAAGAAAAAAGACGGCGGCAAGAAGGAACAACCGTACGATCCCGAGGCAAATGACCAGTGGAAGCAACGTCAAGCGCTGCGTGCTGAAGAGGATGCAAAGAGGACAGCAGGCAAGAAGGCTGTACGTGAGCATTGCGCCACATTCCCGAAACACGTCGTAGTGTACGATCGTGACGCTCCATGCGTTGCGCTCTTTGACGGGGAGGAGTGTTACCTGCCCTTCGGTGCTCGCCACTTAATCACAAAGCGGAGCCAAGTTCTCTCCGGTGGTGAATTCGATATCCGTTGCGCAAGTGAGTTGACGCAAGCTTCGATTTTGCACGGTTATGAGCGCGTCCACGCAGGCCACTATCGGTTTGCCGACTACAGCGACTGCGAGAGTGTCGCCGAGATGGAAGCACTCCGGGATCAGTTTTGCGTCAAACTTGAGCCGTGTGGTAATTGGGTCGCCCTAAAACCATTTGAGTTCGGTGGCTTCATGACGGATAGTCAAGACCTTTACATATGCGATGCTTTTTTGGAGGCGGCGCGGCGAATCGGTAGGGCCAAGACCACCGATGTCCAGTTCCATGGCACTGTCGCCAACTTAGCCAACCGATACCCCAATGTCAACATACAGTTGTTGCACAACGCTGTTGTACACCACACCTACCATTTGGTTTGCGCTCGTGTTTTGGCTAATAACCAAGTTGTCCGAGTTGGTCAACTGGTCGCCGCCAACGTGCCCCTCCCCAAGACGAAAGAAAACGCTGACCTCCTTGGCCTCGGCGGGTTCAGTGAGTACTCTGCCGTTTTAAACGGTCGTATGATGCGTTTCGAAAAGGCTAAGGAGCAATACACGGTCTATGTGGATTCTAAAAAGGTTTCAGGTGTGCGCTTCGATGGAAGCATTGTTGAGGGTTGGCACTTCCCAGCTGGCCCAGAGGTGGTTGTGCCTCCGAACTCCCGCGAGATAGTGATACCGGTTGGGTCACTACAGTGGAAGATTGAGACAATGTCCCCCAACATGGAATTCCTCGAGAACATGGCATTTATTGTGCATGGGATCGGAGGACCACGGCCTCGCCGCGAATGCCACTTACCTTACTGGCCTGACGCAAACATCCCCCTCGTCCGTAGTGAGTCGCTTATACAGACCGGGTACAAAGCCGTTGGGTTCGCCATCAAAGGAGACGTCAAAGAGTCGCACGTCGTCGTGTATGAGGAGACGCCAACTGCTCTCCTTGACGCTGTTTACGGGCGTGCTCTGATAGAGATGCCTGGCGAGACAGAGTGGGGTATGAACCAGCATCTAGTCCTCATGCACCTACGTAAGATTGACCCGTCACTGTACGACGCGATCTGTGTTGGCCTCTTCAAAGGGAATGACGGAGCTACCATTTGCCGATACATGGGTGACACCGCCCTTTATGAGGCAGAGATGGCTGGGCTTGACGGTGACGGCGGGATCTGTTCAGAGACTTGCCGCTACTTTGAAATCTCCCCCGACAACACTGTCAACATAGACGACGCATTCTTGTGCCGCATTGGACGACGCGCCGCAGCCGCAGCCTTATCAGAGAGGTTCCGAATCGTGCGAGACCGTCAGCGTAAGAGTAACTACGCCTCACATTTCATCTTCGCCACATTGATCGTCCAGTTTGGCCTCATGTTTTGGCAGGTTGGAGAAATGATGAGCCAATACCGCCTCATAACACGGTATTTCGTTTGTGGTACACTAGCTGCTGCCTCCGTCATCACGTCTATTGTCGCATACGAGGTAGTTAGAACCTTCGCTGACAAAACACACGCAGTGTATTCTGTTGATGAAGCTGGTTTCACTCACAAGTATATGCGGTACCCGCTCTTCGGGTCAGCGATACACACCATGTGGATGGCCGCTAGCCGACAGCACGTCAAGTGCAAGCAATATTTGCGCACTCTAGGGATGCACTGGCTCACTGAGCCTGACGCGTTCATGGGGAGCCATGTTGACATTGCAGTGATAGCAGCTGAAGTGAAAATGAAGAAGCATGAGGGTTCCAAGTTCGGTAAGGCAGCTCGGTTCATCGTCAACTGTGGCTGGGTCACTTTGGCCACCTTAGTCGCTGCTGGGCATGTCAAGAAGTCGTTCAGCTTCGCCATGGATCTCAGTGTCGTATTGCGCAAAGCCTTTCCACGGGTGCCAACATTTGACTACGAGCAGGAAGCTTTGTGCAACCTTCCCAACGATTTAGAAGAGCCGCGGACAGCATCACGACTCGTCTGTTACTCCGATGATGAGTGGTATCAGCTGATGTTTCTGGGCCAGCGAGTATTCGTTTGTGCCGATGCGAGCAGTGCCGACAAGTGCGTCAGCGGTGCCATCACGCTCGGTATCCTGCCCGCTCTTTACCGCGCTTGCGGGAGCGATATACCACTGGCTACCATCATTTATAACTTCATCCGTCCATGGAAGGTTGAGAGCCCCCAGAGTCGCCACACGTTTTTCACGATGCGTGCACTCAATGCGGCAATGCCATCTGGCGACAGCAACACTACTTTGCTACAGAACATTTTTTCGACAATGCGTTCAGCATCTTTCGCTGCCATGCTGAATGTTGTTGCCCACCAGATGGTTTTAGCGCGTGAGCGCAAATGTGGGACAGGTGCCGCATTTTCCCCAAGTGCGGATTGCCTCGAAGCTTTAGCGACACGCCTGGTCGCGTTGTCAGCCACGAGCATTGGCGGGGTCTCAACCGTTGAGATTACCACCTCTCCTGCAAAGGCTACACTGCTCAAACGCGCTCTGTTTACAACGAGCACGGGTGATTTGTGTTACGCGCTAAGCCTTGGCCCAATTTTGCGCAATTTTGGGTGCTACGCTGGAGACCTAACCCCTGAAGTTTTGGGTATAACCCTGGCTGAATTCAAGGAGTTGTCAATTGAGGCTCGGTGGGATCGGTTCAGCCGTTCCGTTGTCGCCGGGTTAGTGCATGAGCCTTCTTCACCTGTCGTCGACGCACTTCGGTACCGTTTCCGTGGCGGCCGCATTGTTAAGGCCGTTGGCCGGGATGAGTTGTTCAAACAGGAAACACAGAATAGCTCCACAGACAGGTCG